ATATCACTTCAGTAGGAAAATCGTAATTTGCCATATAACTTTAATTTAATTTGTTTTATATAAATATATACTTTTTAAAAAGTTGAAAAAAAGGCACAAAAAAAGTTCTCACTAAGAGAACTTTTTTCTTTATAAAAAATAAGTTGGAGCAATATTAGAATTCTAAGATAGCATAATCGTAAGAAAGTGTTAGTTCAATCGAAGTAGGTTCGTTTGATGACCAATCCAATCCACCGAAGTTCGCAGATTGAATAAATGCACCTTTAAGAGTCCATTGTTCGATTTTATCACCAACAGGTCCTAATAGATAACACTGGATATCTTTTTTATAGAAATCAGCATACCCATCTCTACCTGTGATAGATTCGTGAGAAGTTCTCACCCACTCCATTACAGCTTGTGCACCTGAAGGTACGATTGGGTCATAAAGTGTCATGGTTACATCTTGCCAATCACCTTTACCTTTAAGTTTTCTCTTAACGTTAATATGGTCAAGAACAACAGTTTCAAACTGAATAGTTGGTCTTGTTGCTACTTTAATAAGATATGAAGGAATACCATCAATTTCCATGATGAACCTATTTTGCATTTTAGGTTCAAAATTGGTATAAAACATATCGTTAAATTCTAATACTTCTGCCATTTTGTTTTCTCCTTAATTTGTACTATTATAAATATAGTCCTTTTTATTTTTTATTTTAAATTATGCCGAGAATGAAGCTCCTGTTGGGAGAATGTTGAAATCTAACACGATGAATTCAGCAGTTTTCGTTGGTTGTAAGAAAATCTGTCCAGCCAAGATGTTTCTGTCGATTACATCAGGTGTGTTATTAGTTTCATCCATCACTACTCGGAATGCATATAAACCTTGTCTTTGTTGGATTCCTTCTAAATATGGATTAACAGTATTTAGGAATCTTCCTCTTGTTTGTGCCGTATTTTGTTCGAACACCAAGTATCTTGATGTAGAAGCAATATACTTCTTAACTTTGATAAGTAATCTTCTTACGTTGATTCTATCAAGTGCAGATGCTCTATCTTGAAGAGTTTTCTGACCGAATGCAACGATACCTTCACCAGGGAACGCAGCGATTGGGTTAACTTTTCCTTCATATAGTGTATCTCTTTCAGCATGTGTTAATCTGTTTAATACAGATACAGCACCTACGATACCACCTCTGTTTAAACCTGCTGGTGCAAACCATTCAGCGGCAACAGCATCGTTCGCTGCATATATTCCAGGCATCAATACTGAAGGTGGAACTGCAGTTAATCTATTTGTTCTTGAATCGATTGTTTTAACCCATGGGTAGTAAGTACCAACATAGTTAGAATCTAAGTTACCAGCCTGTTCAACTGCCTGTGAAATACTATCAGTTGAAACTTGTCCTGTACCAGAGTTGTAAGTTACACCAACAACATCACCGATGAAGAATGCATCTTCTCTTGCTTCTACCATATCAACCACTTTATCAAATACATAAGAGTGATGTCTACGAACAATACCAGGTACTGATACTAAGTTAATATCAAAATCATCTGGGTTAGATACTGAGTTAATTGCCTTTACATAAGCAACTGAACCACTTGAAGTTGAAGTTGAACAATTGAATCCTTGAGTGTTACCACTACCAAAGTTAGCAGATGAACCAGCAAGTGCTACTTCAGTTGTTGGAGATACACCATCGAATCCTTCTTGGAAACCAACAACAAATTGTCTCTTATTTACATCAGTTGAATCAGAACCTGTCAATTCGAATCCAAATGAGTGAGTACCACCATCAATAGTTACAGTACCATCAAATGCAAATACGGTATTTAAACCATTTCCAGCTCCTGTTGGAATTGGTGATAAGAAATGTGCATTATCAGTTTTAATAGTTGTAGTTTCTAAATCGATACCACTATACTTAACTCCATTAGATGATGTGTTATCTTTTGAACCAGTGGAGAATATTACACCAGGAGTGATTGAATCTGAACCAGAGATTGGTGATAAATACTTACCATGTCCAAATGGTCCAGCAGTTACAGGGAATGTACCCTCTGCCTTAGTTTCTACTCTAATAAACTTAGAACGATTTACATAATCACCATTTTCTGTTTGTTTTCCATTTGCATCGATAACAAGATTTCTATCACCGATTACTTTCTTAATATAGTTTGGTGAAGCAGGGTCTAAGTTAACATTATTATATGTTTCTAAGATTACAGGTCTCTTATCTGTATCAGAGTATCCTCTAACAGCAACTGAGAAAGTTGAGTAATCAGTAGAATTATTAGTACCAGCGGCTTTTACACCAAATATTCCAATTTTATATTCTTTGTTATAATTTGTACCATCACCAATAGTATGGAATCTGAAGAGGTCATGTCTTTCACCAGAAATTAACTGAGATTGTATCCAAGGAGTTGATGCATGTTGAATATCTTGTGTGAAAACTTGTTCTCCCAATTCTAAAGCGATTACTTGAGAACCACTTTGTGCAATATAGTTTGTTTGGTCACCAGCTGCTTTTTCAAAGTACTTATAAACATAAGCCTTTTTAGAACCTCTTGGTGATTCACCAAATACATCGGAAATATCATTTCCTGCACTTGGAAGTACAGATGCTGATAATTCTGTTCCTAACGCTGAACCACTAATATAGAATGCTGATGCAGATGGTTGAGAATCAATTAAATTTGCTGCTGTTTCAGCATCTGCAATAACACCAACTGATTCATCACCAGTGTGAGTTGCATGTAAAACTCCAACTAATTTTTCTCCTCCGTCAGAACCACTAATTACGATACCAAAAGGTCTTTGGTGAGTATATCCACCAATATGTCCAACACGAACAATCGTTACAGTTCCAGCTTCTCTTAGATAATTTTGTACGGTATATCCTGTATAGTACGAACCATCAGGTGTTCCGAATATTTCTTCAAATTCTGATTGTGTATTTACAACGGTTGGTACGAAAGCAGGTCCTTTTTTAGTAGGTCCAATTATTGCTGCTCCGATTTCACCAATCCCTTGTGCTAAGAAAGATAAGTCATTCTCTCTTGTGAATACACCAGGTGATACAATTTTTTCTGCCATTTTTATTACTCCTTGTTAATTACGTTGTGTAAATGTACACATATAAATATAAAATAGTTTTTCAAAAACATTATTTAATCTATTCAGAATCTTTCTCTTCTAAATTTGCAGGAACAAAAGTATTAGTTTCTGGATTATAATTACCATCACCATACTTTTCATTCAATCCTTTAAACAATGTTTGTTCTTGCTCTTGTAACTGTTTATGTTGTACTAATAGTTGTTCTTCAATCTCAGTCAACTCATCTATTCTTCTTTTTTTCTCGATAGAAAGTTGTCCTAGCTGTGTAAATATTGCTGAAACATCTTGTCTTAACTTATTGATTTGTTGAACTTCTTCTTCTGTAAACTTGATTTCTTTTGTCATTTTGATATATTTTGTTTATATTTCGTGTATATATAAATATATAGTTTTTTTCAAAACATAAAAATTATCTCGTAATAGTTAATGTACTTGTCCATGAACTATTTAAACCATGGTCAATCGCTCTTACTCTAGCATAAAATGTCCCACTTCCTAAAGCAGTTACTACATTATAAGTAGTTGTACTATATTCATCAGCATCAATAATTGGTGATGAAAAATCAGAATTATCATCTACTTGTAATCTATATGCAGTTGCACCACTTACCGCATCCCATGTAATATTGTGATTTTGAGCATCCACTTCAGTATATGCTAAATTAGTAGGTGCCGATGGTGCTGTTAAATCACTATGAGAGTTTCCACCTTTATTATGAGTTACATATCCATTTATTAAATATGTATCTTGAGTTTCTACATCGATAGTAACAATTTCAACAGTATCTTCAACTACTTCAATTGAAGTTATATCAACTTCTACTAAATTACCATCTATTTTTTTAACTAATTTATCATTTGTAGTAATATGACCAAGTTTTTTAAATCTAAATAAACCATCAGTTGCATCTTTTACCAACATTGGATGGTCTTGTGTTGCTTTAATTTCTCCATCATTGATATTGTAATATCCATCTGAAAATGAAAATACAACATTTACTACTTCAACTTCCTCTTCGGCTTCACCTTTATTTTCAGATGACCAATTATAAAAATTACCATCAGAATCTTCAGATAAACCACTAAAAGAGTACCCTTGTAATTTTAATCCTTCGGTTACATCTCCAGCTTCAATAGTAGAACCATCTGTTAATACAACAGGAGTATCTACTAAAATACATAATGAAGTTGAGTTACCATCATAAGAATCTACCGAATATACATTTTTTGTCAAACCAGTATTATAATTTGTAGCGTGGTCATTATATCCATCTGCAAAATTACCAGTAATTGTATGAGAATAGTTACTCATTAAAGAAGTTTGAGCAGAACTAAATTGAGGATTCATAGTTCCTACTGTAATTTGATTTGTATAATCAGCAGAGGCCTCTAATGAAATAAATCCTGCAGTATTACCTCCCGAATTATATGTAGGTGATACTGCCCAAGTAAAATTTGCTCCTCTTGTTTTGATATCTCTAGCAAAATAGTTTCTAGCTACAGTCCCTTCTCCTCCAAAGTTCATGGTATAAGTTTCATTAGTTCCTTCTACAGCATATGTAAATCCTGTTACAGAATCAACTGAATCAATTGCATAATCATCTAAAGAAACTTGTGTATTAGCCGTACCATTTATGGATTGCAATGTATTAAGCGATACATCACTTCCTTGTGTTTGTCCTAATGCACCTGCAAGATTATTTAAACTAAGTGTATCTCCTGAAGTTCTGGCCATAATTGTTTCCTATATATTATAAATATTAAGTAAATCTTCTATCCACTTATCTTTGTTAGAAAACTCGCTTATCATATAATTTTTTATTTTATTGAACCATTTATTCTTTTCTTCATAGGATGATTCAATGATTCCATTATAAATATCTACAAATTCTTTTTTAGATGAAACTCTATATGGGTATTCAAAGTCAGAACACCAAGTTTTGTGTAATATTGGCAACTTTCCTCTATCAACGGCTTCAAATATACCATATCCAAATGGTTCGGATGAAAATGCAGAGTGTGATATTCCCCAATCCATATTATAGAATATATCTTTGAATTTAGAATCATAGTGATAAATTTTAGATTTAGAATAATCATATTTACCAAACCCCTTCCATACAGTTTTGAAATGAAATGAATTTGTAAATATGAAAGATTTCAAACCATCTAAGTAATGTGGATTTTTCCTACCTTCACATCTTGAAGCAAAACCTAAATTATTTGATTCACTCAAAGGTAAATTGTATTTAAATTCGTAAAAGTTTGTTATTCTTTTATTTGGAATTAAAATATCATACAATCCTATCCATATATTATGTTTTGCATATTTAGTAACCTTTTGTTCCCAACTTGAATCTAAATAAGGATGCCAACCAAAATAAGCATCAGTTCCAACTTGTGATTTTAAGATATGGTCTACTGAATTATGAAGAATATTTGAATGAATCTTATCTAAATTTTCTTCTATTACCTTCATTGGTGTATAATGTCCATGTAATATATTGATTCTTCGTGCTCCCTTACATAGTTCTTCAAACTTTTCAATATCATCACCATGCCAATGAGCTTGTATTGGAAATTTATAATCTTCGTGTCCTTCTGGTTTGTTTCTATGAATAAGAAGTATAGGTTTTATTTGCAAATGAGGAACAATCAATTCCAACCATAAATTTACCCAAGCATCTGTTCCAGCGTTTACCCAAGGTCCACCTCCTGTGGTATAGTAAACATCATACATAAGTTATTTTTTTACGATTATTACTCCAGCAAATGTAGTTGAGAATACAACGGTAACTTTATTTGCTGAATCTGAAGTAATTGAAGTTGGTACTTCTTGTTGAGATGTAGAAGTATTCCAAGCTTGTACTATTGGATATTGTTCGTTTAGATTGTGAGTTACTTCATATGAACTTGCACCACTTACATTTTCTTTATGAGTTGTTAAATCTGTAATTTGAGCAGAACCACTAATTACACCAGTTGGTAAAATCAAATCATCTTTTTTTGAAACATCATCTTTATCAGAAAATTTTATTTTACCATCACCATCTACTTTAATTTTTCTTGCAGTTGCACCACTACCAATTTGTAATTCGTCAACAACTACTTTTTTAAGAGCTTGTGTTCCCGAATCTTTAAAGTTAACATCACCATTACCATCTCGTGTGATAAGAGTACCACCCAAATCAATTGTCGAACCACTTAAAAATAAATCTCTAAATCTCTTTGATGATGAACCTAAATCATATACTTCTGTTGTATCTGGTACAATAGGGCCGTAAACTTCCATAGTAGTCCCTTGTTGGGAACGTACTTTAGTAAATGCATTTGAAGTATAACCACTTTCAACAGAAGATTGTTCACTACTTTGATTTGTGTTTACAGTTATATTAGCTAATAATGCTGTATTTCTTGGAATTACATCCATATCTACGGTTACATTTCCATAGATTGTTGAAAGAGTTTCAAATGCTAATATAAACCCTGCAGTTGTTGTTTCTTTTGTCCAAAGTAGAGGATTAATATATCTACCTCCATTATACTCTTCGTGGTAATTAACCGTCCAATTTAAATCAGGCAAGGTGTTACTTCTTAATGCAGCATTAAAATAAACTGTATGAGTTTCTCCTGCATTTTGAGCAGTCATTCTACCTACAATCTGATAATTGTTTGAATTACCACTTGGTATTATAGTTACAACCTTTTGATATTCTCCGCTTGTAAAGTATGTACCGTTACTATCACCGTAATAAACTTGATTAAAGCTCATTACATTTGAGTTGTTATATCTTACCTCTGTAAAGTAAGGTGAATCACTTCCTGAACCGAATACAGGTCCATTTAGTGTTATAGCATCTAAAGTACTCCCACTAAGCTGTGATGAACCGCTTATTAAACCATCACCATTTAATTCTGCAAATACTCCATAATTAGAAATTTGAGTTGATGATGATATGATTCCACCTGGAATATTATTAAAATTTGTCCAATCTAAATAATAAGAACCAGATTGTCCATTTAATAAAGCAGAATTTTCTGAGATAAGAGAACCACTAATTAAGTGTCCTCCTTTTGCAACTACAACATATCCAGAATTTAAACTTGAAAGAGTAACTCTCGCTGTATTTAAAGTTGGTAAAGATGTGGTAGCTGGTATTATTAAGTTTCTATTATTATCATATACTTGAACTAATATATTATAAGAGTTAAAGTTATGAGTTATAGTAATATCATCAAGATTGTCATAAGAAGCAGTTACTGTTGTTGCTTCTGCAATTGAAATATCTGTTGGTAAGTTTGTTAATTGTGAACCATCTCCTTTGAAATAAGAAGCGGTTATAGCACCATTTAAGTAAAGTGAACCCGTTACCGCATATGGATGGGAATTTGTTGTAAGTATTTCTTGTATAGATTCTTCCGAAGATGATTTTTCAAAGAATATCCTACCATCATAGGTATTCATTGCCAACTCACCTAACTCTAAGTTAGATGTGGTTGGTATCCTACCAGTTACCGCTGTTCTTCTTAATTTTACTATTTGTGCCATATGTATGACTTACCTTTTTCAATTATATAATTATTAAATAAGAAAATCCCTTATATAAGGGAATTAACTTTCTTATTGTAGTTTTGATTTTAATTCATCAATTTGTTTTTGTTGTTCCTTAATTGCTTCGATAAGGAGACCAGTAAGTTTTGCATAATCTACACCCTTAAATCCATTATCTCTATCGTGAACCAATTGAGGAAGAACTTTCTCTACATCTTGTGCAATAACCCCTACATTTGGTAAAGATTGTTGTAATTCATCTGCATTTTCATTCCAATTCCAAGTTACACCTTTTAGAGATTGAACTTTTTCTATTGGATTAGAGATAAGTTCTATATTATCTTTTAATCTTTCATCTGATGATGCATATGCTACAACATCACCACCAACATTCAATGCTCCGGCAACACCCACACCACCATCAACGATTAACGCTCCAGTTGTTTTAGAAGTTGAAGCGGTTGTTGAATCAATATTAACTGCTGATGAGAATGATTTAGCTCCACTAAATGTTTGTGTTCCACTCAGGTGTGCCGTATCAGCATCTAAGTAAGCAGATGCGATAACTGAACCATTCCAAGTACCTGTTGAGATTGTTCCTAACGTAGTTAAGTTTGTTGAACCAGCCCATGTAGAAAGTGCAGTGTTTTCAACATTTCCTAAACCAACATCACCTTTAGTTGTTGCTTGTGCTCTAAGGTTAGCATAAGTTCCATTTACTAATGCAATTTGAACTTCAGAACCTGCTAAACCAGCCTTCCAATAATCATTTCCTTCATCCCAAATTAGAGAAGCGTTAGTTTCAGTACCTCTTTCAATTGTAATACCACCATTTTGTGTTGGAGTACCAGTAACATCGGCATTAAGTACAATGTTGTTATCACCAATGTTTACAGTATTTGAATTTATAAAGTTAGTTGTACCAGTTACAGTTAGTGTACCTGCAATAGAGATTACGTCATCTGAATCACCAAGTGTTAATGTACCTAAGTTAGCATTAAGTGCAGATTTAACATTTGCAGTTGAAGCATATTTGTTAGTTGAACCTTCAGATAAATTATCAGTAGTTTTTGTTGCAAGTTGGGTATCCCAATCACTATTTGTATAGTGGTCTAAATCAGAAATCTGAGATTCGGTTATTGTAATTTGTGATGAACCACTAATTACACCTTCAGCATCTAATTTAGTTTTAACTCTTGCATCTGTGTAGTAAAGATTAGTTCCTTCTGATAAGTTAGTTGTTGATTTAGTTGCTAATCTTGTATCCCAATCTGAATCCGTATAATGGACTAAATCAGAAATCTGAGATTCTGTAATTGTTATTTGTGAACTTCCACTAATTACACCTTCAGTATTTAATTTAGTTTTAACTCTTGCATCAGTATAATATAAGTTTGAACCTTCTGATAAGTTAGTAGTACTAAATCCACTTAAAGAAACTTGAGATGAACCAGAGATTACACCATCTGTGTTTAATTTATCTTTAACATTTGAATCAAAGTTAGTGATTGAATCTGCATTAACTTGAGAAGAACCACTAATTACTGTTTCAGTATTTAATTTAGTTTTAACTCTTGCATCTGTATAATATAAGTTTGAACCTTCAGATAAATTAGTTGTTGAGAATCCACTTAAAGAAACTTGAGATGAACCTGAAATTACACCTTCAGCATTTAATTTTGTTTTTACTCTTGTATCTGTATAATATAAGTTTGAACCTTCTGATACATTTGTAGTTGTTAAGTTAGAAATATCAGTACTTGCATCTACTTGTCCTAATGTAAGTGTTTGGTTATCAGTACCACCAGCAGTAATATAATTGTATGAACCTGCAAGTGTAACATCGGTAGAGTTTTTAGTACCAGCGGCATCCACTCCTAAGTTAGATTGTATTGAAGTTTTGTTACCAGCAGAAATTCCAGTTGCTGAAACTAAAGAAGATACTACCTGTGCTGAACCACTAATTACATTATCTCCATTAATTTCTAAGAAGGTATCGGTAAGTTGAGCTGAACTTGAAATCAATCCATCACCATTAAGTTCAGCAAATATTCCAAATCCTTGAATTTGTGCCGATGATGAAATTAAACCTTCACCTTCTTCGTTACCATATCTAGCATCTAAATCTGTATATAATTGAGCGGCTCCAGATATAACATTATCTCCATTAATTTGTAGATATCTTAAATCATAATTATCTTGTAATTGTGTAGAACCAGATACAACACCATCTCCATCTTTACTCAAGAAAACATTCGATAATTGACTTGAACCAGATACAACACCATCTCCATTTTTTTCTAAGAATACATCATAAGATGATATCTGTGCGGATGATGAAACTACATTATCACCATTTACTTCTAAGAAATTACCTTCTATTTGTGCTGATGAAGAAAAAACACCTTCAGCATTTAATTTTGTTTTAACATCAGAATCAGTATAGTGAGTTAAATCAGAAATCTGAGATTCAGTAATTGTAATTTGTGATGAACCACTAATCACAGTTTGAGAATCTAAATAAGTTTTTACTTTTGAATCTGAATATTGGTTGATTGAACCATAATTTGTTGTTGAAGTTACGTCAACTTGTATTGAACTACTAAATACATTTTGTGAATTGATATACGCAAGTGTATCAGCATCTGTATAAGAAGTTACCCCTGAAAGTTGAGAACCATCTCCAACAAAAGAACCGCTAAATGAACCACTAAATATTGATGGAGAGGTAGAACCAATAGTTGTTCCATCTAATTGTGAGGAACCTGATATAGTTCCTGTTCCTTCTGTTATTTTAGCATATGTTATACTTCCTCCAAGAGAAGTAGATGTACCAGCAATTGTAATTGAATTATTTGAAATAGATGTACCATCAACTTGGCTTGAACCAGAAATTACACCTTCACTATCTAATTTAGTTTTTACTCTTGCATCTGTATAATATAAGTTTGTACCTTCAGATACATCATCTGTATCAAATCCTGTCTTATCGGCATCATTAAGTACTACTTGTGAGGAGGCCGATATTACGTTATCTCCATTAATTTCTAAGAAAGTACTTGTTAGTTGTTCTGATGAAGATATTACGTTATCTCCATTAATTTCTAAGAAAGTACTTGTTAGTTGTTCTGATGAAGATATTAAACCACCACCATTTAATTCTGCAAATACTCCATAATTAGAAATCTGTGCGGATGATGAAACTAAATTACCACCATTTAATTCTGCAAATACTCCATAATTAGAAATCTGTGCGGATGATGAAACTACACTATCTCCATTTACTTCTAAGAAAGTACTTGTTAGTTGTTCTGATGATGATATTATACCATCACCTTCTGCTAATAATATTTTTATTTCAGAACTTTTAACACCAGCAACCCATCTATTTTGTGTACCATCCCAAAGTAGTGAACCGGTTTCTAAACCAGAAACAGTAACATCAGTTACATATAAACCACCATCAGTAGCACCACCACCATAATTTAAATCAATAATATTATCACCAACGATTACGTTATTCGTTGAAGTAGTTGTAGTTGTACCATCTACTGTTAAGTTTCCTGATATTGTTATATTATTAATAAATGTTTTATTACCATAAACTGTTTCATCTCCAGTAAGATTTACATACCTATTATCAAGTGAACCTGTAACCTGGTCCGAACCAGAAACTACTGTAGCACCATTCATTACATTAGTAACAGCCGTATCAAAATTGAAAGTATCTGAAGCTACAACTTGAGTTGAACCAGAAATTACACCTTCGTTATTTAATGCATCTACTACATTTGCATCAAATTGTTGAATCGTATCAGCATTAACTTGGTCTGAAGCTGAAATGATGCCCATTCCATTAATTTCTAAGAAAGTATTATAAGTAGAAATCTGTGCTGATGATGAAAGTATTCCACTTCCATCTAATATTTGAGATGAACCACTAATTACGCCAGTTGGAAGTAAATCTACTACTTGTGTAGAACCACTAACTACACCATCTGGTAAGAGTGTTATTACTTGTGCAGATGATGAAACTAATCCATTTGTAGATAATATATCCCCTCTAAAAGAACCAGTTATTGTACTTAAAGCAGAAGTTAATGTTGCATTATCTGCAAATGTTAATGAACCTGATACAATGGGATTGTGTATAATCATAGTTTTCTATCCTAACTTATTTTTTAATTCTTTTACTTCTTCTGAAAGTTCTTTAATCCCTTCTATAAGAAGTGATACCAATTTATCATATTTAACGGCTTTATACCCATTTTCTCGTGTATCAACCAATTCTGGTAAGATTTTTTCGATTTCTTGAGCAATTACACCATAATCTTTACCCTTATAAATATGTTGTTTTTCTTCATTCCATGTAAATGAGTACCCACCAATTTGATTAATTTTATCCAATGGGTTAGAAATTGGAATAATGTTATCTTTTAATCTTTCATCTGATGATGCGTATGCTACAACATCTTCACCTACGTTAAGAGTTTTAGCAATACCCACACCTCCATCGATAATCACAGCACCTGTGGTTTTTGAAGTTGATTGAGTTGTGTCATTAAAGTTTGTTACACCACTCACATCAACAGCAGAACCAAGTGTAATTGTTGTACCAGTATCACTAATATTAGAATCCAATAAGTGATGGTTTCCATTACTTTTTGGTACTCTATTATTAGTTAAATATGTTGGTGAACCTTTACCTGAATATTCGGGTCCGAACATTACTACACCATGGTCGGTTGTTACACCGCCATCATCTGAATATTCGTAGAACCAATCGTTTGTTTGTCCATCAAATTCTAAAGATGCAGTTACACCAGCAGAACCAGAATCGTAAACAGCAACACCAGCAAATCTTTGAGTTGGGGTATCGTTATTTAAGATGATATAGTTATCACCAATAATTTTAGCAGTACCAGAAACAGAAGTAATATAAGCAAATGAACCTGTACCATTAACAACAATATCATCGAATGTTTTTGTACCACTTATAGTTTGTGTAGATGTTAAATCAACGAATCCTAAGTTTTTGATTTGATTAGATGATGAAACAACATTATCGCCGTTAATTTCTAAGAATGTATTGTAATCAGAAATTTGTTGTGATGAAGATACAACATTATCGCCGTTAATTTCTAAGAATGTATTGTAATTAGAAATTTGAGTTGATGAAGAAACTATTCCACTACCAAGTAATATTTGGTCAGAACCAGAAATAACTCCATCTGCATTCATTTTATCTTTTACATTTGTATCAAAGTTTGTAATAGAATCTGCATTTACTTGAGCAGATTGTGAAAATACATTATCACCGTTAATTTCTAAGAATGTATTGTAATTAGAAATTTGAGTTGATGAAGAAACTATTCCAACAGGAATGTTAATTAAATCATTATAATCAGTAGATAATCCAGCAAAAGATTCGGATACAGATGATGAAAATTCTGCAAAAGTTTCATTTGATGATGAAAGTATTCCACTTCCATCTAATATTTGAGATGAACCAGAAACAGTTCCATTTGGTAAAGCTCCTACTACACCATCTGTAAAATGTAGTGAACCAGTATCGATAGCAAGTACAACGTTACCTTGTGTACCATATACACCAGCAACATCTGTACCGTCTCCTGTATGAAGAATACCTGTTGTAGTTGGTGAATATAACGAAGAATCGTTTACTGCCGTAATATCACCAGCACCTGCGGCAATAAGTGCATCAGATACTGCTTGGTTTGTTGGAATTGAGTTAGGGTCATCACCAACCGATGCAGAAACGTTGAAGAATGCGGCAGTTCCAAGTGCTCTATATCCAAGAGTACCACCAGAACCACTAATTACAGCATTTACAGCAGAAGCACCTAAAGAAGATAATCCTGTTAATGTTAAACCACTAAAAGTTGGTGAATCTGTTGTTTCTAATCCTAAATCGATATCACTACCAGCTGTACCGTTTGTTGTAAGCTTTACCGTACCTTGTGATGTTGATGAAATAGCAGATGAACTAACCAATGTATGTGTTCCATTTGCAATTGGTTCATATCTTGTATCTAAAGACTGGGTTACTTGTTCCGAACCACTAACTATATTACTTCCATTAAAACTAATTTTAGTGTAAGCAATGCCAGCATTAGTGTTTACATCAGCATCAACTATTGAACCATTTACTATATTAGAAACACCAAGTGGGCCTACATTAATAACTCCACTAATACCAGAATATATTGAACCACTTACTTGGTCTGAACCAGATACAACAGAATCTCCATTTGTATTAAGATATCTATCATCAAGTGATGCTGTTACTTGTGAAGAACCACTCAATACACCTTCTAAATTTAATTTAGTTTTAACTCTTGCATCTGTGTAGTACTTGTTAGTACCTTCTGATAAATTAGTAGTTGTTGCTGTTCCTAAATAAGAACCACTATGAACATTATCTTGATTTAATTTATCTTTTACATTTGAATCAAAATTTGTAATTTCATCTGCATTTACTTGAGCAGATTGTGAAAATATATTACTTCCATTTAAATTCAATTTAGTATAAGCAATTCCAGCATCTGATTTAACATCAGCATTTACAATTACTCCACTTGATATAGAAGCAACACCTAAATTGTTTACTGTTACATCTCCACTAATATCACCATATATTGAACCACTTACTTGTTCGGAACCAGATACTAAATTACTTCCATTTAAATTCAATTTAGTATAAACAATTCCAGCATCTGATTTAACATCAGCATTTACAATTACGTTTGAAGATATAGAAGCAACACCTAAATTGTTTACTGTTACATCTCCACTAATATCACCATATATTGAACCACTTACTTGGTCTGAACCACTAACTATATTACTTCCACCGAAATCAATGTTTCCATGTTGAATATCAGTTAATTCAGAACCATCTCCTTTAAACCCTACTGAAGATGATACTTTTGTATTAAATTCTATTAATTGGTCAGAATGATTCCAGGTCATAGATGCGTTTGCACCACTAATAAAAATACCACCACCATCTGCTTCAACCGAAGTAGTTGAACCACTCGCAAGAGCAAGTAAAATATCTTCTACAAGAACTTCAGTTGTATTTAGTGATGTCTGTGTCCCTTGAACAGTCAAATCTCCTAAAACAATTAAATTTGAACCATTAACATCAATTGCAGTTTTTAAAGATGATGTATAAGCATGTATTTCATCTAACTGAGAATCTAATGAAGTTGAAAAATCTCCTTCTAAATAATCTAAACGAGAATCTAATGAAGTTGAAAAATCTCCTTCTAAATAATCTAATCTTGTTTCGTGGTCTGAACCTGTTGCTTCTAATAAATCTATTCTATCTTCGTGGTTTGAGCCAGTCCACTCTAAGTCATCTAACCTTTCATCAACTGAAGATGAGAACGTTGTTTCTAATTCATCTAATCTTGCTTCTTGATTTGAACCTGTCCACTCAGCATCATCTAAACGAGAATCTACTGAAGTACTAAATGGGCCTTCTAAATAATCTAAACGAGAATCTACTGAAGATGAGAATGTGGTTTCCAATTCATCTAATCTTCCTTCTTGATTTGAACCAGTCCACTCAGCATTATCTAATCTTTCATCAACTGAAGTACTAAATGGGCCTTCAAGTTCATCTAATCTGGTTTCGTGGTCTGAACCAGTCCACTCAGCATTATCTAATCTTAAATCTACTGATTGGGAAAAGGGCCCTTCGATTTCATCTAATCTGGTTTCGTGGTTTGAACCAGTCCACTCAGCATTATCCAATCTTTCATCAACTGAAGTACTAAATGGGCCTTCAAGTTCATCTAATCTTCCATCAACAGAAGTTGAGAATGGGCCTTCTAAATAATCTAATCTTGAATCTAATGAAGTTGAAAAATCTCCTTCTAAATAATCTAATCTTGTTTCGTGGTCTGAACCAGTCCACTCAGCATTATCTAATCTTAAATCTACCGAAGTTGAGAATGTTGTTTCTATGTAATCTAATCTCGTTTCGTGATTTGAGCCTGTCCATTCTAATAAAACTACTCTATCTTCGTGGTCTGAACCAGTCCATTCAGCATTATCTAATCTTTCATCAACTGATGAACTATAAGTGATAAAATCGGTTACTGAAGATGATAATATACCACTACCTGGTACTTCTATATTATCAATAGATGCAGATACTACCCATAATTCATTCCATTTTCTAATATCAGAACCCAAATCATATTGAGCGGATTCAGATGGAATTAACGAACCACTTAAAGATGCAAGTATTGTAATGTTATCATTTGCAACAGAATCTCCTAAAAATATGTTACCACCAATTATAATATCACCACTAAGAGTAGTATTTCTTGCTGTTATATCTCCACTTAAATTAAGATTTGATGCGGTTACATCACCATCTACCCAAAAATCACCAGTATTTACTTTTCCATATGAACCAGAACTTAATCTAGCCAATGTAATATACTCGTTACTTCCTGTTCCAATTAATAAAGTTCCTTTTGTTGTATCAAAGAAAGGCTCAGAAATTTGTGGTGAAGAAAACGATGTTCCTCTTCTTAATTTTAGTATAGCTGCCATCTAAATTTATTTCCCATTTATTTTATATAAATATACCTTAAAAATGATTTTAGGATTTGATATAATATTACTTCACTTATATAAGTATTAAAAAGTTAAAAGTATAAAAAAAATCCCCCAACTTTCGAAGGGGGATTTTTAATTTATTACGTCAGTTCTTATTAGAACGAACCACCATCAATAGTATTTGTAGCAGAGAAGTTACCTGCTCCATCAGATACTAAAATATCACCATCTGTTGTTGTTGATACAGAAACTAATTGTTTAGAACCATTCGATACTAAGAATGCACTTGCGGTTAACCCTGAAAGAATTAAATCATTTGAAATTGTTACCGTTGTACCACTTTCAGTAATGATAGAATCTGTAATAACACCATCAGCTGAGAATTTAGTGATTGTTCCAGCAGTATCAGTACCATTTCCTAAGATTACTCTTGCTTCAGAATCTTTAGCTCCAGCTTTCCAATAGTCATTAGTACCATCCCAAATGATAGAACCACTAACTGTGTTACCACCAGTAGCATCAGTTACATAGATACCACCTGTTGTTTGTGAACCACCATAGTTTAAGTTAATAATGTTATCTTCAACGTTCATCGTAGAAACGTTAGTTTGAACAGTATCCCCACTTACAGTTAAGTTACCAGTAATTATAACATTACCAGTAAGAGTTGGGTTAGTTACAATACCAATTTGTACTTGGTTATCAGTTACCGCTGTTTCAATTTCATTTGCAGTACCTGCGAATGTGAAAGTATCTGAACCAACAGTTACAGTATCAGTTCCAGAATCACCAGCAATTGATAAATTTAATGAACCAGAAGTAATATTAGAACCACCAAAATCAATTTTAGTATGTGCAATAGCTGCTGAAGCATCAATCTGTGAGTTTACAATACCTGTTACTTGAGCAGAAGCTGAAATTACGTTATCACCATTGATTTCTAAGAAAGTACCAGTTAATTGTGCTGATGATGAAATTACGTTATCACCATCTACTTTTAAAAATCCGAGGTCATCGATTTGAGCAGAAGATGAAACTAAATTATCACCATTTAATTCTGCAAATACGCCATATGCTTGTACTTGTGTAGATGAAGAAACTAATCCATCGATATCAAAGAAATCTGAATCAATTTGAGCAGAAGATGAAATAACTCCACTTCCACCTAAGTGAGCGATAGTTTGTGATGAACCAGATACGATATTACTACCATCTGTACTAATTGTTATTGTTTGGTCTGAGTTTTGGTTTAATGTGAAATCAGCATCCGCAGATACAGATAACCCACCACCTACTGCAAGTGTAATTACATTGTTATTAGGTGATACCAGTGAACCCGATAAAATAGTTGAACCACCAAAATCTACTTTGTTGTGTTTCAATACTATGTCTATATTTCCATCTTGTCTCAAAATTTGGAGATTCTTATCAGTTGTGTTGTAAAATGGTAAACCATTTACACCGACATCATAAGAACTTAAATCAGGTGATGAAGAACCTGTTAAGATTTTGTTAACTGAGGTTAGGTCAGAGTGATTACCAACGAAAACCAGTCCATCAGCTAAAGCAGATATACTTGAACCCGTTACTACTAGCAATTCACCTTTATTTGGAGTTACTCCAGATAAATCTTCTAACACACCTCTTTTGTGTTGAATTATTTGTGCCATGTTTTGTTTTCCTTGTGTTTAAATTAAATTGTAACCTATGTTAATAACGGGTATATACCCAACCTTATAAACTATATAGTTTATTATCTATAAATATCATTTATTTTTTTATTAAATTACCCCACCATCTAAATTTACTTTTTGTACTCCTTCTGTGAAGTGTACAGAGCCAGTACTGAGATTAATACCTCTTGAATTTACGGTAATTCCATCACCTGGGTCTAACTCTAATACTACGTTACCACTTGAAGCTCCACCTCTAATACCTTCATCTGATGTGAATACAGCGGTGATATCACCACCTCCTCCACCACCTCCACTTAGAGATGATAAATCAATTGAAGATGATACTCGAATTGAACCGTCTACAACTTCTCCAAATAAAGTAAGAGTTGATGTTCCACTATCAAAAGATGCAGAAACAAACGAACCACTATTGAATGAAAATGCAGAAAAAGATACACTATCCGTAAAAGTATCTATAAAATTTGCAGCGGTTACTGTTGCTTTGTACAAAGAACCACTATCAGATACATAAACTATTTGTCCATCTGAAAAATAATTAACCGAAGTTGAACTTAATTCAGATGATGTGTAAATTTTAAATGCACCCTTAATTCTATCAATATCAGCTAATACTATATTATTAGTTTGAGCCGTTGATGATAATTGTAATTTTGAACTAAATGATGGCATTTTAATTATTCCCTTTTTTTATATATTATAAATATTAACTCGGTAGTGAACCTGATGCTGGTATCAATCTTAAATCAATACTTGATGCAGCATTAGGACCAGTTCTACCTATTATAAAATGTTTATCATATCCATTAAATGAACCACTTGTATCTAATAAGTGAATGATTGAAGCTTCTGCTCCCCATCCACCACCATCAGCATTGATGGCCATTACATATCTTCCCACAGTACTATCTCCAAATCCATCTGTCATAGAAGTTGGTATTCCTGTCATATCTGAACCCGAAGGTACGATGATTATATATTGTTCTGAAACACCTCCTACCGTATAGGTACTTGAAGCTTGAATAATATCACTTAAATTAGAACCACTTAATGTATCTACTAAAGTTGCAGTACTACCACCTGCAAGAGTTAAAGTAGAATCTCCCAACGATGAGCTTATTAATCTAAATGGTGATTGAGTATTTGCAGTATATCCAGTTACTTCTGGTGGTGTTGAACCATCTACTGAACTTGCACCCATTAGTGCCAAGTAACTAGCACCTGATAGAGAACCTACACCATAATTTGAACGATATAAATATGTTTTACCATAATCAGCAGAAGTAGCAATTGTTATACTTCTTCCACTATATGTAGTAGATTTATCATAGTTAT